CATATCATGAAAGGCGATCGTGGTGATGGGGTGCCTAACTTCCTTTCGCGTGATGATGTATTTGTGCTCAGCGGACGTCAAAAGCCTCTCACTACAAAGAAGCTTGATCTTTGGCTCACGCTAGAACCAGAAGCGTTCTGCGATGAAAATATGCTTCGTGGATGGAAGCGCAATCAACAACTAGTTGATCTTAATTACATTCCAGCCGATATTCGTAAGGCTGTAATAGACTCGTATAATGCACAGTATGGTAAAGGACGTGAGAAGCTTTTTACATACTTTGTCGAAAATCGACTCAAAAACCTTCTCACAGATATTGACCAATTTTAAGGACCTTACATGGCTCAACGTAAATCAATCGCATGGATTCTAGAATTCGCATCAAAGCTTTCTGAAGAAGAGCAAGTTAAATGTCTTCAGGCTAATGATGTGGAGCCTATTCGTATTATACTGCAGTACTGCTTCCACCCAGCTGCTGTATGGGCTCTCCCACCAGGTGCGCCACCATACAAGGCATGCGAATATCCAAACATCGATAACATGCTTTATACCGAAGCACGTAAGATGCATATCTTTCTAGAAGGTAGTAGCAACATCTCTCAGCTTAAGCGTGAGAAGATGTTTATCGACCTCCTAGAGTCCGTAGCGCCAGAGGATGCAAAGCTTCTAGTCTCAATTAAAGAGAAGAAGTTACCATTCGAAGGACTTAAACCAGAAACCATCAAGAAAGCATATCCAGGAATCTTCTAACATGTCTAAGAAATTTCGTAAGTTCAGTGATTTTGAATACGATGAAGATTATAATGAAGACCGCAGTTTCCGCAATGAACTACAAGAGCGACGTAAAATGAAACGTATGCGTACGGCGCTAAAGACTCGAAATATTGAGGAACTTTTAGATCCAGATGACTATTGAGAGATAAATAAAGTATGCCAACATATACCTTCCGCGACAAAACTACAGGTGAAGAATGGGACGAGTTTCTCTCCTTTTCTGGTCGCGAAGAACGTCTCACAGATACTAACATTGAGCAGGTGCCTTGTGCACCTGCTTTTGTGTCTGGTGTATCAGGCGTTACACATAAAAACGATTCAGGGTTCAATGATATGATGTCACGTATTGCGGTGGCGAACCCTAACTCCCCTCTGGCCGAGACCTATGGTGACAAGGGAGTAAAAGCGTCTAAAACTAGGGAGGCTGTTAAAAAAGCTAAAACAAAAATGGCTTCCTGATTCTTCGTTATGCTCCGGTGATCAACTCCAACTAATAGGAGCTCCAATGTCGGCAAAAGCTCAGCGTTTAACTAAGAGACAACAGAGACTTTCAGAAAAGGGATTAATAAAGTTTCCAACAATACAACAGTTACATTTTGAATTGAAACATATTCAACCTATTACCGACAATCAGGTCATAACATTTAATGCCTTTGAAGAAGGCGACAATTTATTCCTTCACGGATGCGCAGGTACAGGTAAAACATTTATCTCAATCTACCTAGCGCTTAAAGAGATTCAAAACGGCCGATCCCGTCGCCGTAAGCTCATCATCATCCGTACAGCACAATCATCCAAAGACATTGGTTTCCTACCAGGCACTGAAAAACAGAAGCTGGAAGTATACGAAGCTCCTTATAAAGCCATCTGCGCTGAGCTCTATCATAGAGATGATGCCTACGACATTCTCAAACAAAAAGGCATTATCGAATTTCATTCCACATCGTACCTTCGTGGTACAACCATCAACGACGCGATCATTCTCGTCGACGAAGTACAGAATCAACGCTATGTTGAACTACGTACAGTCCTAACTCGTACCGGTGATCATTCCCGTATCATCCTATGCGGGGATACAAAGCAAGATGACCTCACATCAGATCGTTATAAGGAAGCTAGCGGCCTTAAGGATATGATGAAAGTCTTTAACTTCATGGGTAGCATGACTACTGTGCAGTTTGAGATCGATGACATTGTTCGCTCTGGCTTTGTCAGAGACTTTATCATCGCAGAAAATCAATTAGGACTTTACTGAAAATAACAGTTGATTTATTTTAAAAAAGTGATTATAACGATATTATGTTTAATTTAGATCTAATAGAACTCCCATCGCTCATCCGCATTGACGGAGAGCAACGACACTACCAAACACCGACGGGGCAAAAGTACCCGTCGGTGACTACCGTATTATCTAAGACAAAAGATCAGACTTTTCTGCATGCTTGGCGTCAGCGCATCGGTGAAGATGCTGCTGCTAAGATTACTGCACAGGCAGGCCGTCGTGGTACAGCTACTCACTTGCTCTGTGAGAAGTTTGTCCTTAACGAGCCTATTGATCTCAAACAAGAGATGCCACTTAGCGTACACCTCTTTAAACAGCTAGAAGGTGTACTGACTGAAAACGTCAATAATGTACGCGTCTCAGAAGGTTCACTTTTCTCGCATAAGCTTAAGGTTGCTGGTTCAGTCGACTTGATCGCAAACTGGCGCAACCATGCTGCGATTATCGACTTTAAGACGTCGAGAAAGAATAAGCGTAAAGACTGGATTGAAGATTACTTCATGCAGTGCGCTATGTACTCGTACATGTTCTGGGAGATGACCGGATTGCATCATCCTACCCTGGTAGTAGCGATTGCTGTAGAAGAAGAGAACGAACCTCAGATATTCGTCGAGCATGTTAACGACTGGATCGATAAAGCTCAGGATCGCTGCAAGAAATATCATAATATGAATTTATAAATAATGAGTTATTATTTTATAAAGGTTAAGTAATGAAAGATTTAGCTAAACATATTGCAAATTTTGCAAAGAAACTAGATAAGCATACAGAGCATTATGAGCACAGTTCAGGTTGGATGCATAGTAAAAGCCATACTTTGGAGCTAATGCATCACCTTACAAAGCATGGTTACGAGATCACCGACCATAAAGTAGCAGACACTAATAACGCTCTGCATGCAGACGGTGCGCATCCCGGCGAGACACACTTCTACAAAGTTCATAAAGACGGTAAGTCAATGCATGTAATCCATGCTTCTGATAAGCCTGAGAAAGGTAACGAAGACGAACGTTATCATTCTGTTGAAGTCCAACGCCAAAAACCAAACGCAAAACATCTCAAAACGGTTCCAAGTTTTGGTGACTGGTTAAGATCCAATCCTAAAGAACACGCCAAGGTTACAAGTTTACTAGCTGTAGCTTCAGGCAAGGAAAAAACTCCTCCAAAAAATAAACTCAATTAATAGGATTATACATGAAGCGTTTAATGTTTATTATCGCGATGCTATTTGCATCGCCTTCGTACGCAGCATCCAACTGCCCTACTCTATATCCAAATGGTAAAGAGATTGTAGTACCTAATACCGTTGAGCTCTGCAGCGAGTTCTTTGTCACAGTATTCGATACAAAGAATAACGGCGCTGTTTTCTCATCTGAGATTACAACACCCCGTACCAATAAGGTAGTACGTAAGAATGACTTCAGAGCGGATAAGCGCATTCCTAATGGTCCTACTCCTGATGATTATACCAACTCTGGTTATGATCGCGGGCATATGACACCTGCAGCTGATTCAAACTCAGATAAGCAGATGTCTGAAACCTTCCTCATGACAAACATGACACCGCAGCTACCATCCGTTAATCGCGTTGCATGGCGTATGCTTGAAGATCGTGTACGCTCAGTTCCTTTCACATACGTCATTACCGGTGCAGTATATCAGTGGCCGGCTAAGACAATCGGGAAGAACAAAGTACCTGTACCTGTAGCGCTCTATAAGATTGCATACTTTGCCTCTGGTAATAAGGCGATTTACTTCGTTGATAATATCGACAAAGCTACCGTGCGTACGATAGGTGAAACAGATCTCGAAGCTAAAGTAGGTTTCGACCTACCTTAACAGTTGCCTTTTTATCAAAAACCCTCTATGATTAAATCAGTAGCAACGAAGAGGGTAAAATAAAATGTTTGACGATCTCGAAACCATCTACATCGTTTTTCAATCCTTCAATACCAACAAAGAAAAAGTTGAGTATCTGGAAAAGCTACGGGATAGAAATCTCGATTATGATATCAATTATGATAATCTAATCAAACTTTATTCATAATAAAATTAGGGAGGGGAAACCCTCCCTTTTTTTGAATAAAAGAGTTGCCTTTTTCTCAAAAAGAGCTTATAAGAAGATATAAGATGAGGAGAACGGAAATGACTGAAGTACTCGAACTCGACGAAACCCTCTGGGAAGGTTATGAAGCCTGGCTCGATGAGCAAGCTGAACGTTATGACTATGATAGTCAATGGATGTAAATAACAGTTGCATTTATTCTGAAAATAACCTATAAGAAGATATAGAGTGAAAGGAATGGATATGAAGAATTTTGGTTATATCGTCGCTGCAGTTGGTTTCTTTGTTTTGATCGGCACTGCTGGCAATTCGGACTTCTATGAAGAGTGTCGCGCTGCAGCTGATTGTGTAGTAGAAGGATCACCTCCTTCGATGCTTCAGATCACACTGCAGAGTCTCGCAGGTTTAGCTCTCATGCTCAAGGGCTTGCTCTGGGCAGGCGTTTGGGCTGACTAATGCGTATCCAGTCTTTCCCTGATATTAACTTTAAAGGCCATCACCTGGTAGGCCTTGTGTGGAACATTGAGTCCTCACGAACAGGCGAGAAGTATAAGGTCACTATGACCGATCTAGGCTTCTCATGTAACTGCGTAGCAGGATCAATGCGCGGTAAATGTAAGCATGCACAGCACGTGCATGATCTTTTAATCGATGACAATATTGTCAAATATGAGGTTGCATAATGAAGTACTGGCTTATTTTTATGATCTTTACCAATGACGGTGAATTTCTAACCAAGTTTGAATACCCTGCTAAGAATAAGACGCATTGCGTTGAGCTAGCAGGTTACACAACGCAGCAGTTTGTTAACAAGGGTCGTCTGACTCAAGCCTGGTGTGTAACTGATGACCATTTCAA